CGGCACTGCCAGCACCGGCGAGCACGGGCACGATCTTGATTTGCTGCTGGCCGGCTGGATCATGCAGTTCATCCTCGGCCAAGTCGAGGCCGCCGACGCTCACCCGGTAGTGCTGGTCAGCCATGTGGCGCTCCAGCTGCGGAAAGTTGGCCAGCAGGAACCGCACCGCCTCAGCAGCGGTTGCCACCTCGGCCATGAACTTGCGCCGGCCGAGGAACTTTGCCAGCCGCCCATAGACCCGGATCTCGCGCAGCATGGCCCCGCTCAGCCTCCACCCATCGTAGTGAACTCGGGATGGCGTAACCGCCGGCCCGTGCACTTCTGCAGCCACCCGCCATAGAGGTCGCGGCTGCTCAGCCTGCCGCGGATGTGATGCAGCACCAGGCCGTCGCCGATGTAGACGCCGACATGATTCAGGCCCGGCCCGCTGATGCTCATCAGCAGCGCATCGCCCGCCTGCAGCTCATCCTCATCGTCCAGCTCGCGGAAGCCTGCGGCCTTCCAGCAGCCATCGAACATCGGCGCCGCCTCGAAATCCTGCGGGGTCAGCGGACGCTCCCAGTCGGGCAGCTGCAGGCCCTGCGCCTGCCACCAGTCGCGCGCGAGCGTCCAGCAGTCGGTGACGCCCCACGCCCATTCACGGCCGATCAGCGGCGCCTTGTAGCCCGATGGCTTGCAGCCGCCCCATGCTTCGGTCTTCGGGTTGACGATGTGCCAAGGCAGCCCGCTGTTCTCGCACGCCACCAGATCCGGCCCGCTGGGATGCGGCGGGGTGACGGGGTGGCTGTGGATTACCGCGATGATCTCGCCGGCATCCTCGGCGGCCGCGTAGTCGTCGGGGCTCAGGATGAATTGATCGGTGCCAGCAGAGAGGTTCTGACACGGCCAATAGCGCTCGCGGCCCTTGACCACCACCAGCAGGCCACAGGCCTCGCGGGGATCCTCGGCCTTGGCGTGATCGAGTGCTGCGGTGCGCCAGGTCATAGTCATGCGAAGAACGTGCCGATGCCTGGGAAGGAGCCGAAGGGCAGCTCAGCGGTCGCGCCGAAGTGGGCCTTGCAGGCATCCAGCGTCTTGTCGCAGGTGGCCAAGCCCCCGGTGTAGCCGCACTCCGCCGACTTGTAGACCCACTGGCAGATGTTCGCGATGCACTGCCGCTTGGGTGCCCGCACTCCGGCCAAGTCGAACGATGCCGCGAGATCGAACTCCACCACGTCCCGCGTCTCTGCCACCTTCCGGTCTACGTAGTAGATCTCACGCGGAAACTCTGCGGTCGGGTCTGGCGTGCCGTAGGGGTTGGTGCCGCCGGGGAAATTGGCGCCGTCGATGTAGCGGGCCAGCGTGCGGATCCGCGTCAGCTTCGCGCCCTCGAGCCCATCGGGCAGGCTGAGCAGCAGCGCCGTGATGGTGCCGAGGATGTTGCTCACCCGCACCTTCGGCCGTGGCAGCTGGCCGTTGCCGCTGTACTCGAAGCCCTCGGCCTCAATCGGAAAGCGCAGGTACTCCTCGGCGTTCCAGATCAAAACGCCGTTGCTGTTCAGGCTGGTGCCAGCGTGGAAGCGATAGGTGTCCGCCACGCCGTGCTGCACCGCGTTCAGCTCGAGCTCGAACAGCTCGATGACGGCACTGGGCGCGATCGCCTGAAGGTCGGAAACGGGGACAGCCATCAGGGCTCAAACACCTCGCGGAACTTGGCGCGCAGCTGGTTGTTGTTGCAGTTGCTCAGCGTGATCTGCCAGCTGTCGCAAACGTATTTGCCGGCCGTGCCGCGGGGTGGCGTCCAGTCGAAGCTCTCCACCCCGCCGCGTGCATCGAGGAAGGCTGCGATCTGATCGCGCTCGGTGTCGTCGCGGTTGGAGAAGGTCAGGTCCCACTCCTTCGGGTTGGTGTTCAGGCCGAAGCGCACCCGCTGCTCGTAGCCGTCGCCGGCCTTGAAGCGGTTGACGCGCGGCTGGCTCGACTCGGTGGCCTCGAAGCTGGGGGTGAAGGTGAAGGTCGCCATGATCAAGCCGCCAACAGTCCGCCGGGCCGCTTCTGGCGGACCAGCTCATTCTGCACCGCCTGCGAGATCGCGCGGCCCAGCTGCTCGCCTTGGCCGCTGTTGCCCTGCACCTGGCTGCCGGTGGCGTCCACGTTCACGGTGACATTGGTGGCGCTGCCGCCGCCCTTCATCGCCACGGGGATCCGCCGGCCATCGGGCAGGGGCACGTAGGCCTCGGGCATTGAGCCCTCGCCGAACATGGCCAGCTGTGGGCTGTTGGCGATGCCGCCGGCCGCGTATTTGCGCAGGGGCATCGGGCCGTCGCCGGTCATGATGCCGCCGTTGGCGAAGCCGAACGCCGAGGTGATGCCCTTCACGATCGGCGCCACCACCATGGTCTGCGCGATCTGGCGGGCGATGTCCTTCAGCACGCCGGCCGCGATCTGCCGGAGGCTGTCGCCCCAGTTGTCGGTGCCGTCGATCAGCAGATCGATCGCCGAGCCGATGCCGTTGCCGATCGAGTTGGCGATGCCCTCGACCAGCTGCCGCTTCTGCTCGTAGGCCTGCTGCAGACGGGATAGCGCCTGCTCCTCGGTGTTGAGGCCCTCGACCACGCCCTGCAGCGCTTGCTGGCGCAGGATGGTGTCCGCGAGGATCTTCTCGACGGCGATCCGCTGCTGCTGCGTCAGATCGTTGCCCTGCAGGTCCAGGGTCAGCTGATCACGCAGCTTTTGCAGACTGGCATCCTCGGTGCGGGCCATTCGCTCCCGCTCCGCCACCTGCCGCGCCAGCTCAGGGGTCAGCCCACTGCGCTGCAGCTCCAGCATCCGCTCGAAATCTTCCCGCTGCTCACGCACCGACTTGCGCTGTTGATCCAGCTGGCTGGTGATGGTGCCGAGCTCGGCCTGGCGGCTGTTGACCAGCTCACTAGCCGCCGCGGCCAGGCTGGCCGATCGGTTGGCGCCAGATGCTGCATCGAGCCGCTTGCCTGCCGCATCGATCCCGCTGAGGTCCACGCCAGAAGCCGCTGCAGCAGCCGCACCGGGCCGCCCGATCAGCTGGCGCGCGCTGCCCACCGGACGTGCCGCAGAGCCGCCCTGCAGGTGCAGGAGCCGCATCCGGCCCTCGGGGGTGTCTATCTCCACCGCATAACCGCCGGCGCCGGTGAAGCCGAGATCACGCAGCAGGCTCGCGCCGCCCTTCAGGCTGACGCCGCTGCCGGAGGGGGTGCCGAAGTCGATGCCGCGGTGGAAGCTGCGGCCGAACAGGCTGCGCGGGCCGTAACCGCTGGTGACGCCGTAGCTTGAGGGGCTGCGGCCGTTCACGCTCAGGTAGCGGTCTGCATCGGCTGCGCTGATCGGCCGGCCATCGGCCCACCGCGCGTCAAGGTGCGGGCCGGTGCTCTGTCCCGTGCTGCCGGTGCGGGCGATGATGCCGCCGGATGTCATCGGGGCGCCCATGGCACCAGCAGCGCCGCGCGCACCTTCGCGCATCTTGGCCGCCATCTTCTCGGCGCCGTCCACCAAGATGTCCCGGATCCCGCGCGCCACGTTCAGCTTGTAGTCCTCCAGCGTGCGCTCGAGCTGCACCTTCCGATCGGTGGCGTTCTGCTCGATCTGGATCTTCTGCTCGGTGAAGCGCCGCGTGGCTTCGTTTAGCCGGGCCTGCGTGTCGAGCGCATCGGTGCTCAGCCCTGCGCCGCGCAGCCGCTGCCGCTCGGCCTCCAGTGCGAAGTCCTGCTGCTGTTCCCGCACTCGCCGCCGTGCTTCTTCAGTGCTGCGCTCCAGCTCCATCCGCTGGTCGCCCAGCTGGCGCTCGAGGTCAGCCGCGCGCTGGATCGATTGCTCGCGGAAGTCCGCCAGCCGCTTCTCCATCTCCTCGCGGAGCTTCAGCTGATCGGCCAGGTTCTTCTTGGCCTTCTCCATTGCCTCGCGATCGGCGGCCGCGCGGCCCGCCTCGCGCTCCTTATCCGCCTGCTCCTGAGCCTTGAGCTGCTCTGGCGTTGGCGCGTCCTGCTTGGACTTCAGGTTCTGCTGGTACAGCTCCTCGAAGCGGCGCTGCTCAAACCGCTGGGCCTCCGGGTTGACCAGCAGCTTAAAGAAGCTGCCCATGCCGCCATCGCCCAAGTTGTACTTCTCGAGAAGCTCCTTGCGGGTCTGTTGCCGCGCCTGCTGGGCTGCGTCTATCCGAACGTTGGCACCCTTGAGCGAGTCTGCCACACCCTTTAACAGGTCGGTGAGCAGCTGTAGGCCCTTCACCACGGTGGGGCCAAACAGTTTGCTGATCTCCGTGAACAGGTCCTTGGTGGCGTTCTGGAAATCAGTGACGGCCTGCTGGCCGGTGTTGAACTGATTCGCGAGCTTGGGCAGCTCCGTCTCGCCCAGCTGCTTCAGAGCTGCAATCAGCACGTCGGTGCTGATCTTGCCGTCAGCGCCAAGGTCTTTCAGCTGAGCGCGGGTCACCTTACCGAAGGTGCCCAGTTTGGTCATCTGCTCGGCCACGGCCTGCCCCAGTGCCGGCGCCTGCTCAAGGATCGACCGCAGTTCATCGCCCTGCGCCCGGCCACTTACCAGCGACTGCTTCAGCTGGACCATGGCGTTGCTGGTCTCTTGCGCCGTTGCTGCGCTGACCCGTGCAGCGGCGCTGAAGCCCACGAAAATGGCCTCCATCTCCTTCATGGTCACGCCGGTGGGGCGGAGGCCTGCGTAGAGCTTGGCGAAGCCATCTTGCGCCTCTGCCGTGCTCAGGCGCAGCGTCTTCTGGATGCGGTCCGTGATCTCCACGGCGCGGTTGTATTCGCCGTATTGGGAAGTCAGCGCCTTGAGGCGGACCTGAGCGGTTTCGGCCTCCATGCCTGCGCTGGCGATGCCCCGGCCGAGCTGGAGGATGCCTGCGCCCAGCGCAAGGCCTCCTAGGGCCTTGAAGCTGCCCCCAACCGCCATCAGGCCACTCACCCCGCCGCTGCCAGAAGCAGCGCCTGCCAGCTGCGCCTGCTGCCGCTTCAGCTTCTCCAGCTCGGCAGAGTAGAGCTTGAATTGACGGCTGCCGATCTCCGCTTCGTTGCGCAGGCTGGTCATCACCGTGACCTGACGCTGCAGCGAGCTGATCGAGGTGCCGGCCGCCGTCGAGAGCTTCTTGTTCGCCGCGTAGAGCTGGTCGAGATCCTTGCTGGTGCGGTTGGCCTGCTGGGCCATGCCCTGCAGTCCGCGCTTCAGCTGGTCGAGCCCCGTGCCCTCCAGCTTCGCGGTGAACTTAATTGCCGTGTCGAGGGTCATCGCCATGGCTCAGCCCTCCCGGTTCATCGCCGCCAGCGCTGCGCCTTCCATCACCTGCAGATCCTCCAGGAGCGCGCGCGGGTCGTCCACTGAGTACATCTTAAAGAGCCAGGCCAGCACCGAGTAATCGAGCCCGATCGCCCCGCCTGCACTGGTGCGCCACTGCGTCTGCACTCGGCACCACATCAGCACGGCCTCCCAGTTCTCTGGCCACACCTCGAACTCATCCGGCGCCGGCTCCTCGATGATCACGCCGAAAGCGGCCGCGTCATCGTCCAGCTGCTTGCCGCTGTCTTTCCCGCCGCCGGCCCAATGCTCGGCGGCGGCTGTCAGTTTTTTCTCTTGCCCTTGCTCAGGCTGTCGAGCCAGCTGCTGACCACCGCGGCAGATACCAGTGGCACGTTCAGCAGGTCGGCCTTCGCCTTCTCGCTGTAGGGCACCTCGCCGGCCTTGGCGTCTTGGATCCCGCTCCAGCCCACCAGCACCTGATCGCAGAGCTCATCGTCGGTCAGGTCGCCAGACTGGATCTGGTCCCAGATCTCGCGGATCCGCGCCTGCGGCAGCCGCTTGAACTCGGCGTCGAAGGTCTGTTTGTCGAACCGGCCACCATCGATGGGGAACTCGACGGTGACCGGCCAGGTGTACGACTCGCTCTGAGACAGAACGAAAGCCATTCAGGGCTCCTATCAGGTGAAGGCCAGGCTGAACTCGTTGTTGCCGGCCGTTGTGGGCAGAGCCACGTAGGGCAGGGTCAGCATTTGAATGCCGTCCTGGTCCGAATAGGTCGGCTGGGTCACGTCAGCTTGGGATGCGGTGAAGGTTACCCGGTTGCCGGCGGTGGTGCCGTGCAGGAAGGTCAGGTTCCCGGTGGTGGAGCCCAGCGCGATGGTGAAATAGTCCTTAGTCGCGATGGTCGGCGCCTCGATCATCACCTCGCCAGCGGGCTTGCGATCCGTGATCAGCACTTCCTTGGTGCAGCCGATCAGCTCGCGGTAGACGATCTCATTGGCGAGATTAAAGCTCACCATGCTCAGGCAGCCGGAATAGCTGAAGAACTGGAAGCCGGAGGTGTTGCCTTCCTTGAAGATTAGCGGCGTGGCCTGGTTGCTGTAGGTCACAGCAGGCTGCGCCGTATCGGTGGGGGCGTTGTAGATGCCCGTCATCTCGAACTGCAACGTGGGGATCTGGCCCAGCTGGCAATTCATCGTGACCGTGCCGCGAGCGCCGGTCAGTTTGTGCTGCACACCGTCCACGTTGTAGACGATCGTGCAGGAGCTGAAGCTGCTGCTCACCGGCGCATAGGTCACGCTGGTGGAAGCGACGACCGTGCCGCTCATGCCGCAGGACTTCAGCAGCGCGTCATAACGGGGCGCCGTGCCGGCAGTGCCAGAACCGGCCAGCTCCACCTCAAAGCTGCAGCGCACGCGGGCGTTGGCCAGCAGAGCGTCGCTATTGCCCAGATAGGGGCGGATCAGATCGCGGCTCACCACGTCCGACTCGAGCGGGGTCACCTCAAGCGACCGCACCAGCACGGCATCGGTGCCTGCAGGGGTGCTGTCCGTGCCGTAGGTCGTTTCAGTCTTCGCCAGGATCAGGCGTTTGCGGCTCAGGAGCGGCATTGCTCTCTACCTCGTCAGGTTGGGAGGGTTGGGCCGGCTCCGTCCGCTCGATGAGCGTCCGCTTGCCGGTTTTGGGGTCGGCCAGGTATGTCCCGCCTTGACCCCAGTATTCATCCACCATCGTAGCCATGATCAGCTCGCGAGATTTGCCACGGAGGTCCGATAGAGCACACGATAGTCGCACTGGATTTCACCAGCTGCTCCATCGGCCTCGGTGAACACGAAGGTGACGCCGATTGGCTGGATGTCGATCGCGTAGCCGCCCAGCGTCAGATCGGCCATCAGCTTGGCGTGCAGGCTCTCCACGATCGGGTCGGCCTGCTGATCTGGCACCGCACCGCGCACGATCACCGTCACCCGCACCGTCATCGCCCAGTCCAGCGTCGGCAGGCTGGTGTTCTGGCTCGCGGTGTCGTTCAGCGGCTCCACCACGATCGCCGGGCTCTCCTCGCGCGCGATCGGCTCCACCCGCGTGCGGTAGATCCGCGTGCTCACGCCCGTGGTGCCGGTCAGCGCCGTGCGCACCGCAGCCAGGATCGTCTCGCGTTTGGTGGTCATCAGCTGTCTAACGCGTCGGCGTATTCGGACTGGGTTTTGAGCCAGGCATAGCCTATGGCCAAGGGGTCAGTGCCAGGCTGCAGGTCCGCGGTGGGCGCGAATACTGTGCGGTCGTAGACCGGGCTGGCGTTGGCGTGGCGTGCCTCGGCGTTGGCGTAATGCGACACCTGCAGTAGGCACTGCTCCTTGTCGCAGCGCAGCAGGGTGATGCGGGCGTAAGTGTCGGCAAGCGGGATGCCGATGTTGGTCTCGGTCAGAGAAGTGGTGAAGGCCATCAGTAGGTCATCTCCGTAGTGTTGATCTTGCAGACCCAGCGGATCGTGGTGGCTGCAGCGCCTGTGACGGTGACGGCAATGCCGCCGTTGGTGGTGTCTGCAGTGACGGCAACCACCCATGTTGCAGCGCCAGCGTCGTTGTGGGTCATGGTGACGGTGGCGGTGCCAACCATTGCGGTGGAGGCTGCGT